GTGTCTACAGAAGAATTAAAGCCAAACTTGTGTACGGTTTCGTGAAAACCAATTTGTCCTCTTGCTACTTGTAGTTCAAAAGGCTCGGAAGTACCAAACCTTGAAATTGATGATACTTCCCTTGCCATAATTAAGAATGAAAGATGGTTACTCTATCAATATTAGATAGCACCACATGTATGCCCGTCTCAAACAATACGCCTGAATCAGGTATGTTTAATGTTTCAGTATCGTTAGCATTACACGGTGCAATTAACAATGTTGATGCGGTGACTGAGCCATCACGAAATGTAACGGTACCGTCAGAAGCACCACCCGCAATAATATATCCTCTTAGCCTTGATCTGCCATTAATTAAAACAGCACCACCCGTAGCTGATGAGGTAGTTGTTGCGGTTTTGACATCTGAGCCTGTTATCCTCATGGACATATCAGCCTCCTTACTCTACGCCATTGTTAAACATGACATAAGTAAAGACACCTGTGAATGTTCCACTTGTAGCTGCGGATGCACCAACATTACCTGTAACAGTGGTTGCTGAAGCAACACCATCACCATCTACTAATGCTCCATCGGCACCTTTTAAAACGCCTTTGGTGTCAGCATCAACTTCGTTAAAGAATCCATCAGGATCTGCTGATGAACCGATATCTACAGTTGGATTAGTTCCACCTGCTGCACCACCAAGTGATAGCAATGAAATAGGAACAGCTCCCGCAGGAAGAACAAAGCTCTCACCTGTAGATGATGATGTTCCGATTTTTACAGCAGTTGCACCTGTAGCAGTTGGATCAAAAGAAATAGTAACTGATTGAGTGACAACACCCGGTGTTACTGATCCTTTATCGCCACCGCCATAAGATCTTACAACGCCTTGAAAAGTTGTATTAGCCATTTATTTTCTCCGTTAAATCATGCCATCTTGGAGTTGTCAGCCTAGCCTGTTGGCATGAAAAATTAATCTAGGTTCCGTACAATGATACTATTTCTTTTGCAATTTTTGAATAGCTTTTTCTAATTCATTGTGAGCATCAAAAGCTTGTTTATAAATTTCTTCGTTTTCTTCGTTATGTTCTTCGTTTGATATAAACACCGCACCAAAAGTCTCTATAATCCCTTTGGCTTTAATTAATAATTCTAAATAATATCTCATTTTCCTCTCTAAAAAATAAAGGGAGCAAACGCTCCCTTTATTATAACAATAGAACTGTTAAGCTCCCTGTGAGCCGAACACTCCACGCCAATTTGATACACCAAAAGAATATCTTTCTCTTGCTCTATATCTAATGTTACCTGTTGAAAATTCAGGCTCCATTGTGGTTTCCATTGCAGTTCTTGAGAACATTTTAAGTCCTTCGCCATCGTCATTTACTGATGTCAAGATGAAGTATGCATCAGGATCATTTAGATAATGGTTAACTGAAAAACCACTAGGTATAGAAGATTGATTTCTAATTGAGTTGATGTCGTTATCGGCTGTTCCTACTCTGCCCGGTGTGTTGAGCAGTCTATCAGCCACAAAGACTAATTGTGGTGGAACAATCAATTTAGAAGGTCTAACAGCAATAGTTAGATTTCTGTCATCAACAAAAGTAGAGATATCAATGATGTTATCTTCTAATGAAGTTTCATTAAGATCAGCCATGGTTGTAGCTCTGTTTCTAGCTGTACCACCGCCTGCAAGAGGATGTGATAAAGAAATTAGAGTTGTACCATCACCAATATTATAGTTAGAGTCAAATGCGTTATTAAGGACATTTGCTCCTTTAACTTCTTTAGTGTGTTGCATGGATCGAGCCAATGCTTTTGTATATCTGCGACCAAGTTGGTCATAGAGATTATCTTCAATCGCTTCTTCGGTTAGAGCAAAAGCAAGAGCAACAGTTTCATGGGTGTACCTTGCGGTATAACCTTCTGAAGCGTTGTCAAAGCTTACGCCTGCACCTTCTTCTTTAACAGGTGCTGCACCAAATCCAACTACTAGAACTTCTTCTTCAAAGGCTCTGTCAGAATCTTCGATTGAATAGAGTTCTTCGTATTCAGATTGATAGTTTTCGTACTCTAAACCAAATAAAGCGTTAAGACCGGGTTCTAGCTCTTTTGCTAGTTGACTTCTTGATATAGCCATGTTTTACCTACCTTACGCTAAACCTGCGGATTTTACACCACAGATATGGTTTTGAATCACAACCAATACATTTGTATTAGAACTAGCTACATCGCTATTATCAGGATCTTGAGAAATATCAATCGCCTTTAATGGTAATGTAGTAGTAGTTGCACCTGTTGATAAATCTAACTCAAGACCTGAAATACCTGTATAGGTTGATCCTGAATTAGTATCAATAATGTCGAAGTTTCCAAATAAGTCTGCTACAGGGAAAGTGTCATCACTTTGCACCTCGAAAACTACATTTGGATCATCAACGATAAAAGCAATTATGTCTGAAGCATTGGTGCTTGCAGGGTAATAATTACTAAATACTTGCTCTTTTGATGTTGGGTCTGTGTACATACAGCCATTGAATACGCCAACAACAGGAACTGTGCTTGATGCAGCAACTCTTTCAATTCCTCCGCCTGTGACTTGTTTTACCAAATCACCTTGGAAGATAGAAGTTCCGTAGTTAGCAGCTATTCTGTATCGGCTAGTACCGCCTGAGAAGGGTGAGCCACCCATCATTCTCACAGGCTTCAGACCAAATGATGCGTCTTTATTCGCCATTTAGTTTCCTACCTTTTTTTTCCAAAAGTTACTTTAGACTGCCTATCACTTGAATACTTCACATATCTGTTGTTGCCCTGAAGTTCATTAAACATATTATTGTCAAGAGCTTGGTTCTGTTGAATATTTCTCTTTTGATAATAATCATTTCTTTCAGCAACAGTTTCATTCGGTATCTTAGCTAAGATCAGTCCGCCTACGCTTATGACACCTGCATGTCTGCCATGTTCGATTGTTGGTAGAGGGAAATCAGGAATTTCGTCTTGTTTAACAAATTCCCATCCTTCTCTCATTCTTGATGAAACATTGTTTCTATCTTCAACACCGACATACTCTGCTCTAATCCATCTGTAGGAATAACCTTCAGGCGGTGGCGGAGTTTCTAGCATCCTTGCGGGTTGCCATGGTTTTCTTCTAGCAGTTTTATCGTGTTGCTCATCAGCACGAGATTTGCGGGTTACATTATCGATTGCATCTAAATCCACTATTTTGCTCCTTCTAATTTAATCATTTCTTTGCCTACACGCTTAAGCCACTCTTCTTGTGACATACCGTAAGGCTTAAGATTACTTTTTACAGAGAGGTGGCTAGAATTAATCTTTAATCCGCTTCTCTTTCCTTGTGCTTGTTGGCGACTTCCTGAAGAAGCAGAAGCGACTCTTTGCACAGATGAGTTAGCTTCTTTTTTTTCGCCTTGGGTTTGCTCCAAATCGGGGTAAACCCTTTTTAATCTTTTGTTCAATTCTTCATAGTATTCATCTTCGGTACCATCATATCCTTCGGATGTGAGATCCTCATGAATACCCATAGCAGTGTAAGTTTTAACTCTATCCTTTTGAAACCAAGGATTTTGTTCAGCCCAAGCCACTGCTTTAGTATCAGGCTTAGGACTATCATACACTTGTTGTTGTGAATTTTGAACTACTCTTTCATTACTTTTTGGTTGAAATTTAGCAGATTGTTCTTGTTGCTGTAATTGCATTTTTGCCAATCTAACTCTTTCTTCTTCCAAAGCAACTTTATTAAGTAACTCAACGCTTTTAACTTCTAGCTCAGGATCATTGGTTTCTCTAGCTTTTCTATATAAATCCTCAGCTTGTTGCCTTTGTGACTTAACTCTATTTTCATACTCATCGGTATAACTTTTGTCCAAAACACTTGCTCTTGTTTTAACTTGGTTATATTCGTTTTGTAATTGAGAATACCTAGATTCAGCCATAGCTGCTCTTTCTTCAGCCATTCTGATTTTTTCATTAAGTTTATTGATGCGTTTGCTAACGCCCCTTGTATATCTATCAAGTTCATCGTCACCGCCTGAGTCGGTTTGGAATTGTGGATCTTCAAGAGTAAAATTTTCTTCTTGCTCTTTGATATCCTCTAATTGAACCTGTAGATCATCTCTTGCTTCTTCGCTCATTCTGTCTCCTATACTGAAACGATGTCATCAGGGTTAAGGATGGTTGCTATGACTTCATCATCGTTGATAATTCTGACTTCGCTATCATCCGCTAATCTAAACCTAGCTCCTGCGTATCTGCCAATAAGTACCCATTGTTTTTCTTGACACCAAGGCTTTTGAAACCTTTTTTCGTCTTTATAACATTCAGGACCCATAGCAACTACATAAGCAACAACAGTAGCTAAGGCTTCTCTATCTATGGTTTCTTTCACAAGTGTAATGCCACCTTCGGTAACACCTTTACCCTTGTAAGGCAAAACCAACATACGCCAACCTGTTGGTTGAGGCATGCGTTCAAGAATGCTTTTGTCTAAAAGAGTTGGATCCAAAACCCTATCCTCTTCTTTGACAAATGCTTTCTCTAAATTAATTGTGTTATCTTCTTTTTTAACTGCTTTTTCAGTCATCAAAATTTTCTCCTCTCTTTTCTAAGTGTTCCTTTATCTTAGCATGAATATAAGACATTGATGATAATTCACCCATTAAATATTGATAATTTTGCATATCTTTAACGCCACCTGTCATCAGGATGTCTTGTATTTGTTCCTCTCTATTACTGATATCTTTTCTTAGAGCATGAATAAAATCATACAAATCCATTAAAAAACGCCACTGAAATTGTTACCACGCAGAGCGGCACCTTTGCCTCTGCTTTTGCCTTTACCGTAACCCGGCTTGTGCAATGGCTCAACAGTCACTTTCTTTGGTTGTGACAACGGAATAGATCCTTGCCCTTTTATAGAAATTGATGTTTTAGCTTTCATTATTTCTCCTATTTACTTTTACCTGCCTTGCTGTATGCAATGGCTCCTGCTTGTATTCTTTTAGCTACATTAAAGGGTACATCAAGTTTTTTGGCTATACTACTTATAGCTTTTTTCCTAGTAGAACTAGGTTTGCTTGATATCAATTCAGCAATATTTGCTGAAATTACTTTTTTACTTTTACCCCTTTTTAGTGGCATTTTTCTTTACAGATTTTTTTGCTTTAGCTTTTGGCTTTGGTTCTTCTTCAACCACTTCAGGTTCAAAAACCTCAACCTCTTGCAAAAGTTTTTCAGCATTTTCATGCTTTTGTTTTTCAAGAATTTTCTTTTCTTTTATCTCTTCTTTGATTTTGTCATTAATAGAACTTGTCATTTATTCATCCTCGCTTGTAAATCGATTAGTTTTAATTCAGCTTGCTGTCTAAGTCTCTCTTTAGCAATTTCATTTTTCTCAGACTGTATCATAGCACTTTGATCTGCTTTTTGCTGTTGTATTTCAATGTCAGCCATTTTCTCCATAGCATCTTGTTGTTCTTTTGCTTGGAATTGAGCATTTTTAAATTCTATTTCTTTATCTCTTAAGCCAAGCTCTTGTTGTCGTATTTGTACCAATGGATCAACTTGTTGTGGTGGTTGTACCGATTGTAAGAACTCAGCAGATAATTGAGCCAAAATAGGTGAACTCATGCTTTCAATCATGGACTGTATTTGTTGTTGTATAGCCATTTGTGATTGTGGGTCCATTTGCATTGCCTGTTGCGACATTTGTTGAATCTGTTGTTGCATTTCAGGTGGCATTTGTTGTTGTGCTATTTGATTTGCTAAGAACTGTAAATGTTGCATTACATGAGCAATAACCACTGATTGTAATTGTGGATTCATCTGTACAGCCTGTGTTAGAAACAATGATTTATGAGCTTCAATATGTGCCTGATGATTTTGATCAGGAAAAGCTGTAGCAGGCATGCCTTGTAGTAATCCACTGTTTTCAATACCTGCATCTACAGGCTTGGGTGTTGTATCAGGTGGTGGTTGCAATAATGCATCAATATTATCCACACCCAAAGCAGCGTACATTCTTCTGTATGCTTCATAAATGCCCAAAGGACCATGTATTTCGGGATTGGATTGAACCATTTGTAACAGCTCTTGAGCCATGACAACTCTTTGGCTCATAGAGAAAATGTTAGGATCTGAAACGGGTATAACATCTACTCTTTTATCAAAATCTTGTGCTTTGATTTCTCTTTGACCGCTTCCTGTTTCGTATGGATAAACAGGTGGTAAAAATTCACTAAATACTTTAGCTAATATTTTAAATTCTGTTCTTTGTGAATAATGCAATCTTTTATGAATAGCACTCATTACTTTGGTGCCTTTTTCTAAAAGAGCCACCGTTGTGCCAACGGGCATTGCTGCATTCATATCGCCAACATTCATATCGGCTATAGATGCGAATCTTTGCCCGCTTTGCACCAACAATCCAAGCAGTTGAAATAATACATTGCTTGGCTCTTTATAAGGCAGTGGCATAAGAGCATCTCTTAAAGTACCACCGGGTGCATCAATGTCTCTAAATTCACCCGGTTGTAACGGAGATGCCTCATCCCGTATTCTAATGCCACGAGCCTTAAATCCTGCGGGTAAATTGGCTAATGTACCTGCATCTATTAATTGTCTTAGTATGGATGTGGTTGCTTTGGATAAACCACCAATCATGTGCGATAAACCTAGCCCATAGAAGCCAAGACCGGGTAAAAACTTGTACTGTACAAAATAATTAATTTTGTTTTTTAACGGATCGTTTGGCTCATAGTTTCTTCTTATAGAAAGAACCTTGTTAGATTGTTCATCAATAGT